CGCGCAGGCGCTAAACGCATCTCGATCATGGAGCGCCTGCACCAGCGCTACACAGCGTTGCGTGCGTCACGCGAGCGAATGGAGTTGTTTAAGGAAGCAAGAGCGCTTTAGCGCTTCTTTGAGTAAAACAACGTCCGGTCGCCAAAGAGATAGAACCCTACGGCGGCTGCGAAGTTATCAACCGACTCTGATGACTGACCGTTAAGTTTTAGCGTCGCCCAAGTCACTAGCACGATCAGCGCAACGCCTGGGCGCATCAGCCGCACAATCGCCTCAACCCACGGGTAGGACGGGTTAGCACCGCCCGCGTCGTTCATCGCCTTGAACATGTTAAGGTCTAACTCGCGCATCCGCACGTACTCGGCGATGTTGGTAGGCTTATAGCCGTCTGTCTGTATAAACCGACCGATCAAGGACTTACCAAGATCGACGGCCAGCGGTCCAAACGCAGCAAGGATGGTCAGTGGGTCCATTAGGGGTATAACCTGCGATCTAACTCGAAGTGCGGGCCATCTTTGAACGTGCGCCAATCGCCGCCCCACACGATAGAGACGCCTAATTCGTTAGCTGCTGCCTTCATCGCGTTGGCAATCTTAGCGTACAGCGGCCAAGACCAATCGACTTGATTGTCCACCCATGCACCAAGATCTACGGCGTGGCCGGTGATGTGACGGCTGTTAAGGGTCTGGCTAGCGCCCGATGCTACTAAAGCCTGCTGGCGCTCGGGCGAGCGCAAGCCCTCAAGGACGGTGAAGTCTACGGGCGTCAGGTCGATCGCACGCTCAACAACGCGTACAAGGTCAGGATGAACGCCTTGCAGACGTTCAACCGATCGCCTGCCTAGCTTAAACACCTAAAAGTTTCTTAAAAAAAATGGCAGCAGCGCCAGGGCCGAGGAGCACGGCGATCATGACGGCGTACATGAGGTACTCAAGTTTTTTCATCTTTTGCGAGCCATCATCAAAGCGCTCTTCAACGCGGCTGAATGATTGCTCAATAGACTTATAACGCTCTGCACAGACGGCCTCGTGAACGGATAAACGCGTTTCCACTTCTTGCTCCATAACTATCTCATCAAATTGTTTTGGATTGATTGGTTAGGGTTAAGCATGTTGCGCTGCTCCATTCTTACTTGCTCGGCCAACCGTCTTTCAGCCGGAGACATGCTTTCTGCTGTTCCGCTTACATCTAAACTTACCGGAGGAGTTGTTGCTACTGTAGCGCTTTTCATGATTGTAGCGCCAGTTTTACCCCACGTGCTAGGGTCACTAATAGCCTTAAGAACTTTAGACCTTTCTTCACCAGGCAGCGTATTCAATAACTCATCAAAGGATTTAGCTGACATGGATGCTTCAGCTATCTTTTTGATAGATTCATCACCAATTTTAAGACCTAATGTGGCTAATATTTTATTGGCGCTAGTAGCCCATACGTTAAAGATGTTAGGTATTCTGTAGTTGGGTAGTTCGTCTTTAATAAGATCAGACGCCCTTTGTTGCGCTTCAGTAATTTGCGATTTAAGCGCCGTTTGCGTTTCAAGTTGTCGGGCTACTTCTCGAACAGTAGAAATTTGTTCTGGCGTCAATACTTCATCAAGCGCTTCAAAGCGAGGGCCACCTCGACCACCAGCGCGTTTAAGCATGGCTTGCTCTCCGCGCCCAAGCACATTTAAGAAAGGCCCAATACGCTCACCGCCGCCTGGTTTTTCCAACACAGACGCCATCTCTTTAAGCACTTGCGCTTGGTTCACTGGCGCTGATAAATCGGAATAAATGCGTCTTGCTTCACCATACTCTGGTACTTTAGTCTCAAAGACTTTGACGTAATCACCTAGCAATTTCCGAGCGGCTAACTGCGTATCTCTACCCGCGCCCGTTGTAGATGTAGGGCCGTACGCAATATCGGATAACGCCCGTTTAATGTAATGCAGTGATTCGCCAGTAATCTCGGCTGTTTTACCTGGTATTTCTTTAGTGACAGGATTGCCTGCCGCATCTAGTACGCCAGTCTCAACTATTTTAGGTGGGGTAGTTTTACCCATGATGAAAGGCCTACCTTCCATCTTAGCGATATTAGCCGCAGCCGCTAACGTGCCTTCTGGCATCCGAGAAATAACACTAGCTAGATCACTATCAATCGGTAAAACTGCCTTATCTGCTGCCTCATAAAAAGGTTTTGCTGACGCGGCGCGAATATTGATGGACGCTTGCAAATCAGGCGTCATGTTTTTTATGGTTGTTAAACGTGTGGCTTCTTGCGCTGTTTCTTTGGCAAGCCTTGTATCAACAAGTCCTGTCTTTTTAATTGCTTTTTCAATTGTTGCTTGTAATCCAGGCACGATAAGCCCGTTACGGGCTATGGCTTGTTGAGCTGTTAAATCTAAACCTTGCTGTTGCGCTTGTTGCAGTGCAGCGCGTACAGCAGCGACTTGTTCAGGAGAATTTAAAGATTCCCTAACCATACGAGCGGCTAACTGGTTTGGTAAATTACCTACATCCGTAGCCTTTCCAGCAACTCGACTTAATCCTTTAATGATTGGAGGCGCTGCTGCCGCTACGGCACCGCCCATCGCTGCGCCAGTTTCTATTTCATCTGGATTGATAAGCCCCGCAGTTGCGCCGCCTGTTATCGCGCCTCCACTAACTCGTGTGCCTAGGTCAGCAAGCCTACCACCTAACGTAGTAGCTGGAGCTGCACCCGTAGATAGACCTCCAGTACGTATTGCTTGCGCTAAACGACCCGCTCCAGCCGCACGTACAGGCGCTGCGATTGCACCGCCCACAGGAAGTGTAGAAATTACTTCACCCGCAAACTCACCTGCACCCGTTGCGATAGGGAATTGTTCTTTGTAAGGTTGGATTTTTGCTTGTTCTTGTGCTCGACGTCTAGCCGCGTCTGCTGCTAACGCCGCGCCGGTTTCTTGCGCTCCTATGGCTTGCAAACCTCGGCCAAGTAATTCTTGTCCACCAAACATGACATTACCCACACCGCTACTAAAACCCATAAACGGCGCGGTAAGTTGACCAAACGGTATGTCTTGGCGAGGTGCGGTTGGCATACCCTCACTACGTGGTTCGGGCGCGGTAGGCGCAGGCGCGGGTGCGGCGAACAGACGCTGCGCTTGTGCGATGACTTCTTCGTCACTAGCGCCAGCCGGTCCTTTAATTTCTCGGATGTTTCCTTGCGGGTCGCGTACTTTATAGATTTGATCGGCCATGATTACCTCACGACGGACCAGCCGCCAGTTGACGCGGGTTGCGCGGGCGCAGCACCTTGCTGTGTTCGGTACTCGTAAGTTGAATCATACGCTTCGCGTACACGAGACTTTGAAGTACGAATTTCGTCAATTAAATCATCAATACCTTTTTTAACATCTTTAATGTTTTGTGTTCTATCAAGGCCACCAACAATTGATCTTTCAAGACGACGACCTTCTTCGTTAGACACGTTACCTAACGCGCCGCCTGTTTTGGACGCCTCGCGCATGTCTTGCAGCGCTTGAAAACCACCTTTAGCAAAGATTTTGTTGTACAAAGCCTGTGCTCGACTACCTGCTGGGCTTACGCTTGGTGTGCGGCCATAGATAGGGCCAGTGATTTGATTTAAACCTGGATCATCACGAAGACGCTCCAAGTCTTTAATAAATAAATCAGATTTAGTTTCAAAACCTTTAACTGCTTGTGTAGCTTGAGGAAACACTGCTTCACGTTTTTGAATATCTTTTGGTGCTAATCCTGGCGCTGCTGGACCACCTGGTATAGGTTCAAGATCACCAGATGGCGTAAATCGATAACCAGAAGGCGGCTGAGGTACGCGCTGCTCTTTTGTCTCTCTTCCTGGCCCCAAACCTAATACTTGTACTGCCGCAGGCGAAAACGGTGTTTGACCCACAGCTTGCTCACGCGGTACAAGTGTAGGTTGACCATTTTTTAGCACAGGCACTAAGGGGGCAGGTTGTTGAGGCGCTCTTTTAGCTTCGTTAAGTTGACGTAAACTTTCTACGGTAACAGGTAAACCAAGTAGTCTTAACGTACGAATATCGTCTGGCGACGCGTTTTCAGCACGTTGCGACGCCATAGCATCATCAATTCGTTTTAGCAACAGTCGCGCTTCCGCTTTAGCTTCAGGTGTATCAATACCAGACACTATTTTGTAACGACGCTCTAAATCTGAGATTAAAGGAGCAGAGGTTGCAACAGGTGCGGCTAATGCGTTTACAGGTGCTGGCGTAGGAGCAGCAGCGGCTGAAGGCGCTAGCGCGTTTACAGGTGCAGCGGTTGGAGTTGGTGCGGGTGCAGGGCTAGGCGCACCTTCTGTTTGACGTAAGTAGTCTTCGTATCTCTTTTGGTTATTTAACTTTTCAAATATAGAAATCGCTGTCTTTACAAACTCAGGTCTGCCCGTATTAAACATTGCTTCAGCAGCAACTCTTAAATCAGGTGGCCCACCTTTAGCCGTAATTGACGATTGAATCTGCGACAACGCGTCGCGCTCTCGCATAATTTCATCCATCTTAAGCGCGTTCAGTTGCGCCGCAGACGCTTTGCTGTACTGGTCAAGCGGGTCTTGTAACTGAAGACCTCGGTAAGACAACGCGATGTTCGGATCAACAAGAGCCATGATTAGCCTCCATAGTAGGTGTAGCCACCATAACTGTAGTCAGTAATAGGCGCAGCAGCGGTAGGTTGTTGAGGAAAACGAGCGTTTAAATAATTCTGACCTTGCTGATAATTCAAATACGTCCCAAGACCTTGCGACAATGCGTTAGCGCCGCCGATGTACCCTGACGCTCGCGCCTGCCCCGCAGCGCCTAACGCTTGGCCGACGTTGCTCGCCATCGCCTGCCCTGCCTGACCTAGCTGGTTTGTTGCCGTTTGGCCTACGCCTGCTAGCGACTGTAATGGGTTCAGACGCGCATTACGCTCGGCTTGATACCGGTTAAAGGCGTTCATGTACTCCTGTGACGCTAAATCCTGACCGTAGCGTTGAGCACCTCTTAACATGCCGCCTGACAGCAAGCCCCCACGCGCTGCTGCCGATCGCTCTAGCGCCTTCATACCTTCGCTCATACGGAAAGCGTAGCCTGGGTCTTGCTGAAACTGATCCATACCGAACGGCGTGTATTCGGTTGCCAACGGCGTGAGCTTGTTAAGCGCCGTAATGCCCGCCTGACGCCAAGGCTCTTGCAGTTCAACTTGGCGCTCAAACTGCTGCATCTGCAAGTCAGCAGCGCGATTAGCAGCGTCAGCTTGTGTGCTGGCAGCTTTCTTAGATGCGCTAGAACCTATTAAAGAACTACCGACGACGGCGGCGGCGATCATCCAAGGCATGTCAATTCTCCTTTAAGCACTGGGCCATGTGCTGCGCTTCAGATTTATCGCCAGACGTAATTAATACTTCGTCTATTTTGTCTTCGTCAGAGCAGTCAGTTGCATGGATACAGTACCAAACAACATCTGTAAGCGATTTTACGCCGTGATGTTTATTAGCTTCAATAGTTAAACACGCAGGCGCATGAACTTCAGATCGAACGCCGTCAACCATAAGTTCAACAGATCCACTCGCCAAAATCGACAAATGATCAAACTTATGTTTGTGCGAAACAAGTACACAACCCGCTGGAATGCGGGTTTCTTTAGCGTAAACGCCTGAACTAAAGTGATGGTAGATCATTACGTCACTTCGCGCCCACTAACGCGCATGTTGATGGCGCTAGCCGTACCAGCAATCGTGCTGATGAAATCACCTGCGCCCAGCACCTGTCCGACCAACTCAGGAAACGTATAAACCTCAGACGCCTGTAGTGTCTTAGTCTTCGTAATCAAGTTAGTGTTACCCGCTGATCCTGCTGCTGTGACAAGATTGACGCTAATCGTTGCAGCGCTGGCGCTGTAGTTGGTAGCCGTAAACTTGTCAATAATAGCCGTCACACCTGTTGCGGTGTACTGCGTAGTTTGTGATGATTCGACCGTCTTGGCCGGAACAAGCACTTTAACGGTAACTGCCATTATTGAACCCCTTCAATGTTGTTACTGACAGTAAGAATAATGCTTGGCACAGCCGGATAAAACGCAGAAGATGCAAACGATGTCAGTTGCACCGTTAGATCATCAACCGCGTACATGACTTCGACGTAATCGCCAGCATTAAGTTTAAAAAAGTACCCAATAGTAGCAAGTTGTTCGTTGTCATTGCCTTGCAATCGTAGTTGGCTGTTGCTGTTAGGTACATCAACGCCGTTAATTCGGGGCCATATCCAGATAAGACCTACACCACCAGTCGTCTTATCCAGTTGAATACTGAACAAAAAGTTATAGATGCCACGCTCATCGACGTAAACTCTCGACGTTGGTGACCCGATATAGACGCCGTTGCTGACGTCAGTGGTGTCAAACGTAACAGCGTAAGGCGTATTGATCGCAGCCGGGATCTGGGAGGTAGTGTCGAGAAACTGGCCGTACCGCGAGCGCTTAAACTCTCGCGGCGGCGGCGTTACTTGCAACGCCTGAATCTGACTTTGCAGTTGAGCAATGTCGTTAATTAAACTGTTTGGCTGTGTCTCTAAGTTCTGACGCAGTGCATCAATTTGCTGTTGCAATGACCCAAGCTCGCTAGGTGGCTGGGTTTGCACCTCTTGCGCCAACGTCTGAAGCGCAGCGTCATACGAAGCGATAAGCGACTCTAGCCCCAGGCTAGCGATACCATCGTTAGCTGCAACATCGGCAACGCGGTACAACGACAAGAAGAACTGATACCAAGCGCGGTCGATCAACCCTGTGCGTGCGTCAATAAACGGCACACGCGGGGGCGTGATCGGCGTCGGGGTGGCGCTAGGATTAGGCATTGGTAGGACTGATCAAAAGTTCTGCGCCCATCAGCGCTGTCTTTACAGGGTCAGTCATCGACAACTCGTACACCCGATCGCGCAACTGTAGTGTCATACCCAGCCTACGGAACCATACGCGTCGATAATATTCGCCTATCTTGCCAATCGATGCTGTGCGATAGTTGGACCACGTATGCCCGCCATCGTCTGACCAGCGCAGCATGACCTCGGGGTCAGCGCCTTGTACGCCCGCCATTTCTTCTTCGATGAAATATGCGCCGTCTTCAGACACTAAAAAGTAGTCGTTAGTCTCGATAATGTCTGTCGTTAAATAGATCGACTCTACAGACGTGTCTTCGTCAATCAGCGAATCGCCACCCTCAGACAACAAGAAATAGTTGATGGGTTCTGTGACATCCGTGGTCAAATAGCTGTCTTGCAAAGGTATGCCGTTCAGACCAACGCCCGACTCGATGTCGATCTGCATCGAATGCTGCGCGGTGCGCTTGAGGTTGTTCTGACCGGTGGGCAGCGCCCGCCACGACCGCAGCCACTTTTGCGTCTGACCGTTATCGGCGTAAGTATTCAAGTCGAGCGCGTAAATATTGCCGTTTTCATAGTCGCCAACGACAATTTTATTGTTGAACGCCATCTGACAATTGCTGCGGTGCCGCGTAAACAATCCGTTATCCCAACCAGCACGCTCATGCCATGCGCCTGTAGCGACGTCGTAAACCCAAGTTGCGTTGCCGCTGGGAAACGTTAAGACGTAAAAACTATGGCCGTCTTGCTGATAGGTGTAGGCGATCGCGTCGGTTAGTGTGCTGTACTGCTGGATCTGCCATTCGACGGCGTGCGTACTGATGCGCTGTCCGGTGTAGCCGTTAGCGCGGTAGACAATACCTTGCCCACGAGCGTCTGCGCCAAGCCAAAACAGCCCGTTATCCATCTTGGCAATCGTGTACGCGGAGATGCACCCGATCTCATTAAAC